GCCAGTGAACGGGAAACGAGAACGAGAAACGAGGTTTCAGTGTCCGAGGATCAGTAAAACCGGATACAGGACACCTGTAGAGTTTAAGCTGCCTCTCCAAGAGGGCCTCATTGCAGATAATTACAATACCACCTGCTTTCACATACTTGTTGATCCAAACAATTTGCCATTTATTTAGCTTAGGATAACTGACGTAATCTGATTTTAATTCTAACCAAAAAACTTTTTCAAAACCAACGCCATGTATGTCAGGTATTCCATTGATTGTACTAGATTCTATGCGGGTAAAGAACACATTATCAATATGTTTTTTAATTCTTTGCCAGAGTAATGACTCACGATTTTTACCAGCCATATTGAAGTCAAGATTATATCTTTTTAATGCTAACTATCACTGAATTAGGTATGATAGTTGTATTACCAATCTGTTCTATCTCTCCTTTGTCATTAGTGGAGTAATCTCCAAATATTCTTGTTACACCTTTGACCTGACTTAGTAAATGACCTTTCGTTACACATGTTGCAAGCTTTGAATCTTTTAGCTGCTCAAGATCTTGCCAACCAGAGTCACTAACAATATCTTGCCAAACAACTTCTACCATTGGATATCTATCTTGCCAATGTTTAGCTTTTTTATTTATGTTTATTTTTCGTTTTAACACTTACAATACCTACCGATGTATAAAGTTGTGGGTTATGTATTTTATTGAAAACTTGGATCCACTCAGAGAAACTAGCTTTCTTCAATTTGCTCAGCTGTGCTTTCGACAACATCAATGGTCTTCGCGTTGTAACCATCGATTTTGTTTGAAAGTTCCTTGAGTTTGTTTTCAAGTTCTTCACGTGACATGCCCTCCAACCCTGTTACTTTAACTTCTTTTCTATCAACATATTGTCCAGCCAATTGACCAGATCTATATTCAGCATTGATTGCAGCAGCATATTGTTTATCAGCTTCTGCACTAAGAGCTATACGTTCTAATCTCTTATAACGTCTAAGGTTGTCACCTTCATATTTAGCACATTCTTCTTTGTAAATTCTGTCTAAGTATTTAACGACATGAGGATTTAATTTTCTATTAGTTAACCTTGATGCAATAACAGAATAATCATTTTCATTCTTGCATTCAAAACCTGCCTGCTTACAAGCTTCAGCTTTAGTTATGTTACCCCAATTCTTCACATAGATATCAATAAACTTACGCTGCTTTAAAGTCAGGTCGTCTTCAGTTCTCAGTTCTTTCTTTTTCAATCCCATAATTATTTTCTACTATATAGATTATTTTAACCCCTGTACACAATACCAAAAAGCAAAAGTTGAGTTCCCGCAAGACACCATATAATAGTTTTATTAATTAGGTGTCCCTTAGGGACACCATAGGGACACCACTAGGGACACGTTAAAATCGATTAAAAGCATTGGTATTATTGAATAATAGTACTTTAGGGACACCAGGGACACCTGTTTAGGGTTCGATACAAAATATTTTTTTAATTAGTCTAAGATATCTATATAGAGAAATTTAAAAGATTGCAGCATATTACAGAAAATGCTATAAATTCTACTTTATAAACATAGCGGCCACCATTAAACCTTATTGGTTCGGTTTCCGGTGGCCGGTAACCTTTCACACATAGTTCTTGCTAACTTTTACCGATTCACGTACAATGGATACTGAGCTTTTTTCATTAGCTCACTCTTAGGTTAGTTAGATTCCCTGCCAGGTTTTTTATTTCTTATTGCACCTGGCAGGGTTAACCTATCAATCTGTGTTTTAATTATTTTTCTCGCTTCCTTACTTTTAGCTGCTCTGTAACGTTTATACTTATCTCTATACTCTATCCAAATAAGCTCATCTTTGGTAAAATAGATAACCTTTTCACGTTTTAATTTTAAAAATCGATCCTTAACAAATACCGGATCCATGTCAGCATACCAACACACGGTTTCAAAATTATCATTAGCATTCTTAAACCAATTATAAGAATCTTCCTTATTATAAACATCACGCTTATTATTAGTTTTAATAATACAATCTTCAAACGCCTGGACAATAATTGCCTGGAATAATCTTTGCTCAGGATGTTTTACATTAACAATCCTGTAAGCCATTTCAGTGCCCAAAATCTTTAACAAGGTCGGTGAGTAATTCACTATATTGCTGCTGCTCCCTTTTAGGAAAATCAAGCTCTTGCGACTCTACCCACTCGTCAAATACATGATCAATGAATCTCATTCTACCGGGGCCATCTAAGGTTTCCATAATCTTATAATGATAGTTACCTAATGATTCAAAAGTTTCATCGTCCATGATCAACGTGACTGCAGAGTGGGAAAAGATATAGATATGGAAATACTCTGCAATCACGCATCATTCTTAAAGACCAGGTGTATGCCTTTAGCCTTAGCTGCAGCTTTACGACCGATCTTCCAACACTCATCAACTTTGTCAATGAATGAAAGACTGAAATTTCCTAAACCAAAATCATTTCCACAATACAACTGAAACATCAAGCTTGTCATTTCATCATAGGTCTTTTTATTCGGACATATCATTACTAACTTCTTTAGCGTATTTTCTAACGCTTCAGGACTTGCCTTTTGTTTCTGTTTCGCCACTTAGTCTCCTAATTAAATTGTTAATTTAAAAACTAATTGTTCGTTGTTGTTGTGAAAATAAAGTGTTTATGAAAGCCCCACTTTTTCATTTAGGCTTAGGAATACGTTAATTGATTAATATAGAATTTTATTTTTAATTGCAACCATAAAAAAAGGGGCCAGATCTCCCAGCCCCTTCTTCAGTTAGTAATCAGATCCGATCTAACTTATTTACCGTTGAGCAGTGCGCGCCCTTGCTTCAGTAAATTCTCTCTCATAGCCTCAACAGATTTACCCTCTTTCTTGGCTATTTTTCTAATCTCCTCATCAACTAATTTAGCTATCATATTACCAGGTCTTCTAAACCCTTCCTTACCCATAGCTCTGATGATGCAGTATGACTCAATATCTACTGCACAAGATTTCCATTTATTTATGTCCATTATGCTGCGTCCTCTCTTTTATCAAAGTCTCGGTCAAGTGCAAATTTAAGTAAATCAACCTTTTTGTCTCTGGTTAATCCACCGTTGTACACTCTATCCAATTGTTCAATGTATTCATCTTTTGATGTAACTGCACTTAATTTTCCACCCTTAGATCGCATTGCAGATTTTAATCTGTCAAAACTAAACTTAGGATGTTTGCACAAAATTAAATAAGCTCTAATCAATTGTCTTTTTAATTTTGTAGCTGAAGGATCAATATGCTTAGCGATGTGTGTCATCTCTTTAGCAATTCGATCAAACTTTGCAATGTTGCCTGCAGGAATTGAGAAATTACCAAGTTTAAAATCCTCGGTCATATCTTTAAACACCGTTGCCTTACCGTTTAGCAGCGCAAGTGTTTCTGCAACTGGCATACCAAATTGTTCCATCTTCGATCTACAGATTTTATAATCTTGTCTGTTACGATCACAGTGAAACTTTAAAAAGTTATCCAAGTTCCAGTTCCGTTTTCCGGTGTTCATTCTCGCAGTATCAAGAGCATCATCCGATTCAGAGATTATAAAATAAACTTCTAAACCTAATTCTTTTCTTGCCTGCAAAGTATGTTGACCATCAATTACTTCGTAATTTTTATTTACAGTAATTGCAGCCTTCGTATCTTTATCAGCAATCAATCGTTTAATCCGTTCTACATGAACATGATCTACTTCACGATTACCTCTAGATTTTTTAAACAACGAATAATCTTTCGTTGCAAAGTATTTGTTTTTTATTTCTTTAACTGACATTTTTTTTCTCCTTATTGGTTAGTTAAAAGTTACGTAAAGCAGTGCCCCAACTAAAATTAAAAAAATTTTAGGTGGTATCACTAGCAGCATAATTAAAAGACAGAATTTATAAAACTGATTGATCATATTTATTATTCTCTCCTTCAATATGGCTGTAGATTAAATCCATCGCGACCTGCTCATTTATCGGATAGATAGGATGCATTTCAAAGTTCATAGAGCATTGCTGCAACCTACGCATTTGCTCTTGGAAGTG